CATTTTATATACATCTTTTCCTGCACGTAATGCTGGGACCGTACTTACAAGTCCTCTACCAAAATCTCTAGTACGCTTTCCAATATTATCATAATTTCCAGTAGCTAAATCTACTCCAAAGTTTCCAGTTTGGTTATAAAACGCAGGTAAAGCAGCTAACTTAGAAGCATTATAACCTGTTTGAAGAGCTCCTTTAATGAAAGGTCTTACAAAGTAAGGATTAGTAGCAGCTCTACCCGCAACTCTTCCTCCTACATGTTGAGCTAAATTACTAGCTCTCATAGTATTAATACCTTTACCCATATTAGTCATATAATTTGTTGCTCCCCCAAGACCAGTATTTCCCAAACCTGCCGTAGCAACTCCTAGTCCAAGCCATTTCATAGTATTTTGACCTGAACTACTCATAGTATTTTTATAAAGCTCATCAATTTTATCTGGGTTTGTTTCAATATTTTTTCTAAGATTGCTTCCCCCATAACCTCCAGCAAGCTGATTTGTTAACATAGAATTACTTAAAATATTTGCTGCATTTTTCTTTGTTGTATTAACAAGAGTGCCTTTCATAGCATTCATAGCAGCTTCATTCTCTGCTATCTTCTTATTTTTAGCTATTTTAGCTAATAAAGCTTCTTTCTCTTTAAAATTTTCACCTTCATTTTGTATTTGAATAACTTGAGGAGTAAGAACATTATCTTGTACAGACGTTGTAGGTTCCATATTAAATCCACTCATATCAAATCCAGCAGCTTGGTATTTCTGTACATAACCACGTTTTCTTTTTCCCCCTTGCTTATATCTTCTTAATCCACCTTGTTCTTTCATTTCATATTTATTTTTTAATTTTTCTTCAAAACTATCAGGACCTCTATGAGTCATATATTCATAATGATCTTCATCAAAATATCTAGGAGTATCTACCGCTTGTTTGAAAGAAATATCAGGACCTATTCTTTTTGCTTTCTTAAATGCCCAGGGAATAATTCTGCCAGCATCTTTCATAAAACTTACTGGTTTATTTATAAAACTTTCTTTTCTCCACAACTCTGGTATATGTGCATATTCTGTGATTAAATTATCAAAATATTTACTTCGAGAATTATTAGTTTGTGCATCTTGAAACCTTCTTATTTCATCTGCTCTTTCTTGCTCAGTCATATTCTGCGCCCAATAACCTTCATTGTCCTGAAGCTTTTTTATTATATGATTATTAAAAGTTGCTCTCTTTTTATAAAGTGAATGGGGAGGAATATAAACGTTTTTTAAAATTGGGTTTACATGCAATCTAAAATCATCCTCATTTTTTACACTAAACTTACTTGGAAACAGTTTTGCTGTAAGAGAAGGTTCATTATATATATTTCTTACACCAAGATCTTCTGTCATTTGTAATGCGCTTTTATAATGCATAGAGCGATTATCCCCTAAATTTACAGTTTGAGCAATGCCTTGAGGCGTAACAAATGTATCATATACTTGTTTTTGAGGTTCACTTAATTTATTATAAGACTCATCTGTTAAAGCTGATACCTCTACTTCTGGTAAAAGATTTGGAAATTCTTCTTTATGCTCTCCTCCATGATTATATTTATAGCCACCTGTTTTAGCAAACCTACTAGAAGATTCTTCTTGTTCTTTTTTCCATTGTTTATACTTCTCTGGGTCACGTATAAAGTCAGGACTAAATCTTCCTCGCTGTTGCTCATAAGATCTTTGAATATCTTTGTCGTAAAATATATTATATTGTTCATCAAAACCAATATTATCTTTTATTTCTTGTTTCTTATTTTTTACCCCACCTTTTTGATAAGCAGCTGGTGATTCTATTACTGTTCCTTTAGCTGGTCCTGTTGGTAGATCTTGTATTCCTGGGGGTACATTCTTATAACTTTCTACTAAATGTCCTTGGTTATCTATCTTTTGTATATCAATAGGAGCTTTCATCCCAACTGTATTAAAAGACTGATTAGGTTGTATATTAGGGAAAGCCATACTAGCCTGTGTATTCCCTTGAGCGTGTTCTGCTCTTAAACCTGTCTCTTGCTCTTCTTGGGTATTAGCAACTTGCATTTGTTGCTGTTGCTGTTGTTGCATTTGAAATTCTTGAACTAAATCTCTTCCACTAGCAGCCGCCTGAAATACTTCAGAAATACTTCCTGGGTATCCAGAATTCCTAACATTATTTAATATTTCCCTTCTACGAGCGTTTGTTAGCATTATTCTTAGCTATGTCTTTTTTAATTTGACTATCTTCCCTTTTAACTTGATTAGCTTCTCTGTTAATATTTTCTGTAGACATACTACCTCTACGTTTTTCTATTAATTCTTGCTCTTTTAAATCTAAATCTCTTTGTTTGAATTCAAAGTCTTGCATCATTTTTTGTAAATTAAGCTCTGAAGCTTCAGCATCTTTTTTAGACTCTGCATTAATTAATGCAATCTCAATATCTTTTTGCCTGTCTTTTTCTTTTTCAAGATTTTCAGCTTCTTGCTTCATTTGTTCTGCTTCCATTTGCTGTTGCTGCATTTGTTGTTGAGCTTGTTGTTGAGCTTGCTCTAATTCTTGTTGAGCTTTATCTGCTTTTTTAAGATTTTTCTTAATTTGTTGGAAGCTATCTGAATCTAACATGTCAGCTATGTCTCCTGGCCTAGAACCATTTTGCATCATAGCTTGAGTAAGTCCTTTGACGTTTTGAAGTTTTTCTTGATCTTTACCTGCATCAGAAACAAATATACCATAGTTAGATTCTAAGTGATCCATACTATCTATATCTAAATAGTCTGTAGTACCATCTGGCATAACATACATAGTTTTCTTTCCAGTTAGCCACGCTTCTTTTGAGTAATCTAGTAGAGCTTGAAAATCTCTTTGCTCCATTCTTTCAAACTTTCTAAATAAGTCTTCTGTAATATGTGATGATTGTAATATAGCTTGTTGTGAAGATGCTTTACCTTCATACGCTCCAATCTCACCTTGTCTTTGTCTACTAACACCAGAAATTTTCTCCCATTCTACTAAAATAGATTCTAACAATGTAATATATTGCTGAATTGTTTTAATAGACATGTCTAATACGGATTGATGTTGTGGATTAAGTTGTATCCCTTCTTTATTATAATCTACCCAAGCAATACCTGTACCTTCAACATAGTACATAAATTTATCCATGTCCCATTTCTTTGGAATCATATTAATATCAAACTGTGCAATAATATCTTTACTCCTAGCTATTGCAAGCTCTAATCTATACTTATAAATATTGTAATTTAATTGATAAGGTATCCCAAGCTTAACTAAAGAGATATTTGAAGAGTTTATATCTGAATAACGTCTCCCATTAATAGGTAGTTTACATTTTGATGGATTATCTAAAGATATTCTTTGATTTGCTATAGGATTTATGTTAATATAAAACCTCCCATCAATCCTAGTTCCTTCCCACACTTCATTTACCCATCTCCATTCTAATTTAGCCCCTGCTTCTTTCATTTCTGCAGGCATTCTATATCCATCTTCAACTTCTACTACCTCAGCCATACCTGTTTCTGGATCTCCATAAGTTAAAAATCCTATTCTTTTCCTAGACTTCCAATAAACACTTATAACTTCAAGTAATCTATTCCTAAAAGCATTAACATCTTTATTTCCAGAGTTAGCATATAAGAAAGAAATATCACTTTCTGAATGCCTTGGTTCTTCTAATTCTAATATTTGCTGTTCTGTTAAACTATCATAATAAGCATCAACTACACTAGAAGCATGTACATACTTTCTCACTAAAGCCCAATCTCCATCTTCTACAAATTCTAAATCTGGATCAAGATCGTAGTCTACATCTAAAGGGTTTAATACCTCATAAAAAGGCTCTTTATTTCTTACTCCCCTATGCGTGTAACATTCTCCAGTAACTAAATAATGAAACCAAGCTTTTTGTATTTTATCATACACTTCTTGTTCTTGCATTATATAATTTAAAGATTGTTGTCCAAGTACAGCTCTATTATCTACATAAGTACTATCAAACATTTCTGCAATATGACCTGGTAATTGTATTTCTTGCTCTTGGTTTTGCCCCATATCTTGTCCTTGCGCTTGGACAGCTTGCATAAAATGTTGTTGTAAGTTTTTAAAGATAACTTCTGCTTTAGCATTCTCTTTAATAGAAATACTATCAGAGTTTTGTACTGTAACAGTATAATTGAGAGGTCTTTTAGATTTTTCCCCTAGAAGAAGGTCAATTATGGGTTTGATAATGGGGTAATTACGCATTTCTGAAGGAAAGTTCTTACGAGATTTTCCGTAAGGTTTCAATACATAATTATAATCCGCCTCATCAATTACACCGTTATAGTAATCATATAATATTTTTAACTCATCTTTTTTATGTGAATGGCTTGTCCCTGAATTAGACAAGTTTATAAATGCTTCTACACACTCTTCCCCCCACTTTTTATTTTTTTTAGTAATCGAGAGCTTTTGTCTCGGTATTTTATCATATCCCATAAGCTACAAATTTAATTAAATTTACCTTTAGTTTTCAAGCTAGGGTAAATATTACTCTTACTATTATAAATATAGCACTATAAATAATCGCAAATAGCGTATAGACTATATTTTAAAGTAAGCTCTTCTCCTTCTTCTATCTTTTTACTTGTTTTTAATTTTTTATAATGGTAATCTCCATCTTCTTCTATTAACTCACAATTAGGATCCTCTGAATGATTTATAAACCCCCCTAAAGGTGTTCTAATATAATCATGTTGAAAATTTGGATCATATATATGACTTATACCTATAACCACCTCTCCCGGAATATCTTCTTTGGCTAGAATCCCTGCTCCGTGAATTTGTGACGGACCTATCGCTAAGTATTCTGGTAGAGGGTTATAAGGTTCTTTATCTTTACATTTATTCATATTAATAATAATTTTGGTCGAACCACTTATCTGTGGCCCTGTCTTCTAATATATCTTTAACTTCTGCGTTATATAATTCTCTAGTATGATACATCCCAATCATAAACGCCATTACACGGTCAAAGTTACCATGATGATTAAATTTAATTAACTCAGTTAATAAAGCTGGGTCATAAATTTTATGCAAATTTAGTGATTGTTTTCCAGTTTCGTCTGTATTTCTTACAGTATTTAACCAATCTCGTATATATATCTCACCTTGACGCTTCCTTGCTTCTGTCATATGCATCCCATATTGACGTTTTACTGTTCTACTCCTAAGTTCTTTTTTATCTAACATTTCAAACTCTTCTTGCAGTTTGTGCAACTTTCTATATCTTTTTGCGTATGCTATAACTTCACCACGATCATTCTCAAATCCTATCTTACATCCATAGTAGTCTGCTAAAAGAAATAAGTTTCTATTATAATCATCTTGAGTTTTAGGTCTCCCTACATA